GTAATAGGTCTTCTACTGAAGGCCCTTGAGTAAATAATCCTGCTTGTTGAGTAGCCATTATGAGAACCAACCTCCCTTACCAAAACCTTGTGATAACCAATTACTACCTGCGTCAGTACCTAAGAACGCTGATGCTAGACCAGTACCTGCGTCCCACCAAGGACTCTCTGTTTCACCACCACGCTCAAATGTCCTATCTTGTAAGTCTGCACCACGTAAGGCCAACTCATAGTTCTGACGTAGAGCCTCAAGACCTGTAAGGTTACCAAACAGTTGCTGTTGTGCTCCTTGGTTAGCTCCCCATTGTGATAAGTCTAAACCAGCACGTTGCATGGACTCACCAAAGGCATCAGTAGATGACCGAGCAGCTAAGTCTGCCAGAGCTTGTGATTGTGCCTGACCAAGACCAAAGACATCTGGTTGTACCATACCTGAGCCAGCACCAGCGCCTTCACCTGCCAGACGTAGACCTAGGCGACCTGAGCCAAACATACCCTCTTGTAACTGAGCGCGTTGTTGAGCAAAAGCAGGCTGCAGTAAAGCTAAACGTTGGTCAAAGAGTTCCTGAGAACGTTGTGCAGGATCAAAGTTATAATTAAACTCCTCAGGCTCACCCAACATACCTTCAGCCCTACCCATGAGGTCAGAGCCTATAGACGTACCTTCAGTACCTGTACCTTCAGTATCTGTAGCAGGTCTAAAGGTTACAGGTTTAAAAGTACCTGAATCAGCAGGGCCGCTAGGTACTAAGGCACCTCCAGTGCTTATAGCACCTCCTGAGCCTGTAGTCACAGGTGAGCCGTTGGAAGTAGTAAGACCACCCCCTACGTTAGCACTGTCCTTGTATTGCTGTCGAGCCATTTGTACTAGTTCTGCTTGGGATAGACCAGCGTTAGCAGGGTCTGCTACCAACGCACCATAGTTACTGGCAGCGGCTTCATTCATCCCGTATTTAGATTGATTAAAAAGATCACTGCCTACCTGTTTTACACCATAACCAATAGGCCCTGTAGCCATGCTAAGGTAATCCAACATAGAAGGAGTTGTGGTGTTAGGCGCGGTGCCTTTTGGATAATAAGCGCCTGTACTGCTCTGTGTTATGGGGTATTGTTCACCCGCCTGAGCATACGCTAATCCCATTGTTTGTTGTTCTAACTGATCTGCAATACGTCGTGACTCTGCATTAGAGCCTGTCACGTTGGAATAGATATCTGGTTCTGGCATAATAAAAATCTCTCTGTTAAATCTGTGTTACTGTGAATGAGCTTGGGTTATAATAATCGGCACCAGCAACACCGCCCGTACCTTCTTCCGACTCTAGTACGTGGGGGTCTGTACCGTGATCACCTACAATATGTGAACCATCAGCACCAGATACTCCGTAAGTACCACCAGAGCCGCCTGAGCCACCACCAACTGTTCCATCGAAGCCTCCAGTACCGCCAGTACCAAATGAGGATATAGTGCCATCAGCACCGTTAGTACCACTATAGGTAGTAGAGCCTCCGTTACCACCAGAGCCTAGAGGATAACCACCGCCTCCTCCACCGCCACCACTGTATGCTGTACCAACGTGAACAGCACCAGCGCCACCTCCGCCGCCTCCGCCACCACCACTAATAGTACCATTATTGTCAATGGTTACTGGTGTTTCAACGTGGATAGCTATACCACCGTCCGTACCATCAGTTGGTTGAGCAATTTGGTTATAAGAGTAACCATAACCAGCGTTACCACCGTCACCACCCCGACCTAATATCTTACCATTGTTTTCAATCGTTAACTTTACATAAGTGGTTCCTGTCTTCAACGCATAACCGCTAGTGGAGCTTGCCACCAATATAGCGTCGGAAGGAACAACAACCTTGACATTATGATATTTGTCTAAGCTAATTGTATCCAAGTCAACGTCTGTATGTGTACCTGAACTGAACGTGTATACAGACTCATATTCATAGGTGTTCTCCCATGTGCCTGATACTTTAGAGTAGCCTTTCTTGACTTTAGTCCAAGATCCACCTACCTTTACGTGGGGCTTCGCATCTGTCCAAGCCCCTGAGACTTTGACTTTAGTATTCAAACCATACATCTCCATCGTTACCTTCTGAGGCAGGGGCATCATTATCAATATAGATATTCTTACCTGTAGCACCAGAAGCACCATCAACGATCACAGTATCAATGCCCATAGCAGGGCTAGCAGCCTGTACAAAGGCCGTAGTGGCTACTTGAGTAGTATTAGTACCTGAGGCCGCTGTAGGCGCTGTAGGCGCTCCTGTGAGGGCTGGTGAGCTTGTATCAGCCTTAGAGTTAACTGATGTTTGAATACTAGTAAATTCATCATCAATCTCAACACCACTTACGGTCTTGAGAGGGTTACCTGTTGTATAGGTATCCTTGGCTGCAAAGTTAGTTGCTTTAATATAATTAGACATTGTTAGAGTACCTTACCTTGTTTGGCATAGATTGATAATTTCTGAAGTGACATAGGAGCACCATTGATTTCAGTGGTGAAGCCTATTTGTATAATGTTTCCTGCTCCTTGAGTAGAGGCTTTCTGATCATTGATAAGTACTGAGCCTGTGTACTCAGCTATGCCGTACTCAGCCACTCCATACTCAAAGACAGTACCAGTTTCTAAGGTGAAGGTATAAGAATAATAAATAGGACTATACTCATAACCTACCTTAAGTGTGAAGGTTTGACCTGTGGCACCTACTGTGGTTGCTGCAAGCTTCTTCACTATCTTGTTAATGTTAGGCATCTCAAGATCAAAGTAGTTACTGTAGTAAGCCATCTCGTACTTAAGACCATTATCTTGATAACCAAAGTACTCTGCAATACCATCGGGTTGAGCAAAGTATAGATCAGAACCTGAGGATAGGAAAGCAGAGGGGGTCAGTGAGGGCCAAATGGTTACCCTGAATGAACCGTCCTGTAAAGGTGTTCTAGTATCAAAACAGAAGGTCTGTTGTGTACTTGGGAACGTCAGTAGATAGAAAGCATTGACAGGGGAGTAGACTGACTTAACCAATGCTAGGTCTTCAGAGGTTACAGCTTGTATAATGTCATCCCTAATGTTCTTAGAGATATCTCTCATAGGCTGAGACTTCTCTTGTACAGTACGGTTCAATGAACGTACACCAGTGTTACTTAGGAATAAGATATCCTCACCAGTGTTCTGTACGGAGTCTCTGGCAATACAACCAACACCTTCGATTACTTCGACTAAGGTTAAGCTTGAAGTGGACATACCTAACTGGAAGTTGTCATTGTCACCATAGATGATAATGTTGTTCTTACAGAAGATAATTAAGTAACCGTTATGAGCACCCAGTGCTACAATCTCGTCCATGCCTTGAGTAAGGACACTTGAGATGTCAATAGAACCTGCTGTACCTGTTTGATACTTAGCACCGTCAAGTACATCAGTAAACCATACTGTAGTCTTATTGGTTACCGTATCAGCAGCCCATAGGCGACCATAGGCCGCTAGAACTGTATTAGCTGAAGGCATTCCAGCAGTGGCGTGAGAATGATTACTGTAGGACTCAAACGCTGGAGAGCCTGATTCAGCAGTGTAGATTAAAGGTTCATAACCCCTTTGGTAGAAGAAGTGATGATCATTCAGTGTTGCTGCCTGCCAATTACCTGTGGTGATTGTATCTGAAGTAGTTGGCGTGATTGTGGTTAAGTCTAAAGTCCCTTTGAAGAATGTAGTGTCATTCCATGATAGGCGGGTATTTACACCATTTATATCTTTGAAATCAGCGATACCTTTAAGGTCAACACCTACGTTAGCGTCTGCCACAGTGTCCTTAGAAGCACTACGCGTCACCCAGCCCTTACGAGCACCTAAGCGTCCATACTTGTCAATGACACAGTTGTCCGCATGTAAGGCAAAGCCCTCCTGTAGTGTTACACCAGACTCTTGGGTGTTTAAACCAAAGAATGCAGGTGCAGCAATGGAGGCTGCCAGTAGTTGTTTAGCCATCCTTAGGGTGCCTCCCAGATAAGTTCCTCAGGGTGCTTGTTAGCATCAAGTGCAATAGCATCTGAGAGGTAGTTAGAGGCCAGTACCTTAGCTGAGGCTGCTGACATACCACCGTCTTCACCACGCTCCTCTACAGCCATAGCGTAGGCCAAGGCTTGTATAGGCAGGTAAGGCACAGTGATGTTATCATCATCATTCACAAGGTCATGGCTACGTTTAATAACGTTAAAGAATAACTGATAAGCACCATCAGGGATAGGGTAAAGATCTACTTGTGTATCACCAGCGGTGTTGATACCATTGAAGACGTAGTAACTGGGACTACCTACAATAGGATCATTATTCAAGAAGGTATTATTAAACCACTTAGGGTCTTTATACTGCATGAAAGTATTACTGGTGTTATTGACAACATCAAGAACTGCTGAACGATTACCTGAGTCTGTTAATACGTAGTTGAATACGTCAGCTTGTGTGTTCACAGTCAATGTTTCCCGAAGGGCTGACCAGTTCCAAGCATTCTCAACCATCTCTTTAGCATCATGTACGAACAGACCTATGAGCTTTGAGTAACCATTCTCATTGACGGTTGAGACTTCACGCTCCCTAAGCCGTATCAGTACGTTGTTGACTATTTCTTTATATGTTTTCATTTGTTACCTTTCTTCATTACGCTATCTGCTAGACCACCACCAAAGTAGAACATTACAATTGATAACATTATCCAATCTATTTGAAACTCTGCCAGTATACCTTGTACGCCTGTAACATCTTTACCCAAGAAGGTCATGACTATCACAGTAATATAAGTACTGATATAAGTACCACCAAACATCAAAGCTAAGTAGCGTTGGGCTATCTTAAAAGGAGCGTAGGCCAGCATTAGATCAGTCTTAGCTTTAGTCTTAGATTCAAGCATCTCTACATCAGAAGTGTATGCGTCATCAATCAAGTCTAAACCTTTAGTGATTACGTCACCACTGCCGAATATTGTACTCAGTATACCCATCGTATTAACTCCTCAGCATAAACGCTAGACCAGTAACCAAAGCAGCTATGAGAATACGAATGAACCACTCGTTGCCTCCAGCCGCTTTAGATACTGTGGCCAGTTTAACAGCGTGATTATCAATAGTCTCTGAATGTTTATTGAGCCTGCTATCCTGTGTGTTATTGTGTTTAAGGAGACCGTCAATCTTTGTGTCAATCTCCACTAGTTTAACCATAGCATCTGCTAACTTATCTAGCTTAGCTTCCAGCCTGTCGAACCTCTGTTCCATCATAATCATCTCAGATAGATAGCTGCACCAAAAAGTGCCGCCATTGTTACCAATAAGCCAGCCATAACTTTTATGCCTAGAGTTAATGCTTCTTCCATAGCCTGTTGCCTTTGGTACTTCTTACGTGCCTTAGCCTTAACCGCTTCTTTCTGATCTCTAGCAAACTGCGCTTTGAACTGTAAGAAGTCGTGGTAGCCCATCATGGATTGTTTGTTGAGCATTTGCTTTAGCTCTTCTTCCTGACGCATTAACTGCTGTTGAGCTTGGTAAGCTTCCAGTGCGTTAGTCTTACCCTTAGACGCAACCTCCTTGTTAATGGCACTGGAAGCTCCGAAGTAGTCGGTGACAGCGGCTCCAGCATCAAGCAACTCTTTGCCATTACAGAGAGTTTTCTTGATGATAGAAAAGGCCGCATTTGCAGCCATCAACTCACCTAGCATATTCACAACCTCCACTAGACCACACTAGGCAGCTTCTTCCGCTGGTACTATTGCTTCTAATTCTTCTGTGAGAATCTGTACAAAGGCATCTTTACCAACCATAAGTTGGTCTAGGTTAAACTGAGTTGACTTAATCTTTCGATCTAGGTCTGCGCAATGATTAACAATAACCTGTTGCTTCTCAGTCATCTCTTCGTATGTGTACTCAACATCATTAATTACTACAGGCGTTGTTTGTTTCTTGGCCATGATAGTTTGTTCCTTCTTTAAAGTTAGTTTGATTTACCAAGGTACGCCAGCAACAGTAGCTGGAGTCTTTGATTCTGTGATTTGGGCTGCAATACTTTCTTCTAGTGCAGTGATTGCTTCTGCGCCCATTGAGTCCTTTACCCAACCAATAGCATCTGCTTCGGTGATTTCAGCATAGGCTATGTAACCTGCTGCTGTGGGGTCTGGTGTAAAACTACAAGTACCATAAGAGCTACCTGTGTGTGTTACTTCGCCCACTTCTTCTGAGTCACTCGCCCTCCAATGGGCTGTGATAACACCATCGTCTGTAGTGCTGCGCTCTAGTGTTGGGATTGTGTAAGTTACTGTCATGTTATACCTCTAGTGTTGTTATGCGAGCTTCAAGAGCTGCGTTTTGAGTTGATAATTCTTTTACTGCTTCAATTAAATAGGCGATCAATGGGACATATTCAACGGTTTTGTAATCGTGAATTTCATTACCATCGGCATCTTTGGGGCACTTGTGACAATCGCCATCGGGGTCATTGGTCTTCACTAGATTAGGCAGCACAGTTTCAAGCTGTTGCGCGGTCACACCAGCCGTAGGGTTTCCGTCTTTTGTGTAAGTGATACCTTGAATCTGCGTAACAGTGTCTAATGCCGAAGTGATCGGCTGAATGTCCGATTTGAGGCGTTCATCAGAATATGCGCTGAGAGTGCCGTATTCCAGAGCGCCAGCAAAAGTGCCGTTCCAGCACCATAGTTTTGAACTATAGGCTGAATACTCAAGGCCAGCACCCTGCGTGTCAGCGCTAACTTGACCCATCCCTGTATTATCGTTGCTTGACAATAATACCGACCCGTAACCAACAATTGAGCTTGTTGACATTTCGTGCACATACACTTTTAGACCGTTATCGTCTAACTTAACCCTCTCAGTTCCTTGATAGGTCAAGGTTAGAGAATCCCCAGTGGTTGGGATGTTTATATTTGCTACTGTCCCTGTGGAGGGGGTTAGCGATATCCCACCAACATTGGCAGTACCTGAGAGGTAGAGGTCTTTGAAGCGAGAGCCAGTAGCACCTAAATCAATAGCACCATTTGAAGCTGCTCCAGCATCTCTAGGCTCTATTGATGAACCATAAAATGTAATACCCGACTTACCTGTAGCTGGATTGCCCTCAATGTACATGCTTCCACTTGAAGTACCAATACTACCAACGGTTGAGCCGTCTTTGTAGAACCTAAGTATTTCTCCGTCATGGCCTGTTTGATTAAGCATTAACACTGGGTCGGCAGAGTCACCGCCTTGTTTGGCTATTTGTGTCAAACCGCTTGGGCTAACAGAAAAACCGCCGCCAGAAGTATTGTTAAACAACGTACTATCAGTAGTACCAACCAGCACATTACCGCTAGAGTCGATGCGCATGGCTTCATCAAGTGCCGAACCAGTTTCAAACACAATATTGCCGTAACCAGTTGTTGTACCTTTTGACCTGATATATAAATGCTCAACACCCGTTGAGTTATAATTAATTTCTCCATAAGGCGTAGCACTTGGATTGCCAAATCTAACACTTTGATTGCTTTGGTTAGTGTCAAAAATATGCAGTTTCTTTTCGGGTGACGTAGTACCTATGCCGACAGAGCCGCTAGAGTCGATGGCCAGAGCTGCACCACCGCCACTTGTGTAGAAAGAGGCGATGTTGTTACTCGCAGCGCCTGTGACTAGTAATCCTGTTGTTCCTGACCCTGCTACCGAGTGAAGGGTTGCGGCTGGCGAACTCGTACCAATGCCCACGTTGCCCGAACTGTTGATAGACATTTTAACGTCAGTACCTGCCGAACCTTTGATGAAATCCAAGCCGTAGCTGTTTGTGCCGGAGGTCGGATTTGACCGCATTCGCCAAGTGGAGCCACTGGTTATATCTATCTCTGCGGCTGAAGAACCTGCGTTGTTTTTTGCTCGGATTGAGCCTTCCACATCTAAGGTTTTGGATGGCGAATTAGTACCAATACCCACATTACCGTCATAGGTGATTCGCATTTTCTCATCTAATGCACCCACAGCACTTGTTTCAAACGCCAGACCTGAAGATATATTAGTTCCTGAGTTTACTTCTGCGATTGATCTGATCTTTCCTACATTTTGCATTACTCCATTATTTCTTTCAGCCTGAAATTTAATGGCGGGGCCGAATCCAGTAGTTGTTGTCCCAGTGGATAAAGCAGTAAGTGTCAACATATCCACTTCAGAGTTTGTAGTAGAGTCGTTTGACTGTATGTGAAGTAAACTTGTTGATGCGGTAGTACCAATACCGACGTTGCCGTTGCTGGATATGCGCATACGTTCACCTGAGGTGCCAGCATTAAATGCTAAGTATCCGCTACCAGTCCAATTAAACGCCATTGATCCTGAAGCTGGTTGACCTATGCCTACGTCATTTAAAACGCCGCCTTGGTCTTGTAACTTGATGCGATAAAAGTTCTCACTGTCTGCTGCACCGTATACAGTCTTTCCGAAAGATAGTGGTGCACTCGGTGTAGTATTACCAATACCCACATTTCCGCTTGAGTCGATGCGCATGCGTTCTGTGTCATTAGTGCCAAGAATAAGTGAGCCAGATGTATACTGCTGCATCATGCTCATATCGTATGGGAATACGTTATTGAAGTATATCTGCCCGTAAGTTGTGCCGCTGTTTTTAAAGTTAACGCCTGTTTCAATAGCACCTATCCCATCTACCGATAGCTGATCCATTGTGGTGCTAGAGAAAAAGTGCCCCTTAGTGGCTGGCGAACTCGTACCAATACCCACGTTACCGTTGTCTTGTATATGCAAATAATCGTGGGTTAAAGTGCCACTGTCGTTTGTTTTACCGAAGAGTAAATCATGAGTATTGTCGATATACGCAGCCCAGTTTTTAGAGCCTACGCCTCCATCGCTTCTTTCCCAAATGAGCTTTGCAGGAGCAGAACCTGTTCCCGAAATATGTAGCTTTCCGTAAGGCGAACTCGTACCAATACCCACGTTGCCTGAGCTGTCTATGCGTAGGCGTTCTGAGCCGTTACCAGTACCAAACTGAATTATTTTAGCATCTACTTTCAAATCGCCATAATCAGATATTGCTCTATCGTAGGCTTGAATGTAACTAGTAGTGCCAGCAGCAATTTCTACACCATGCTGACCTGTTCCTTCAGCTACAACAAACTTATTTGCAGGACTACTAGTACCAATACCCACGTTGCCAGTGTCTCGGTCAATTGCGAGCTTGGTGCCTGCGTCATTTTGGATCTTGAAGTTATTATCAGACGTGTCATCATTGCGGATAGTCCATGTCTCAGTCGTGTTCTTAAGCTCCAATGCTGTACTGTCACTGGAGGAAGAAGCTGTTGCTCGAATGTAAACATTACCAGACCCAGTAACTTCTAGCTCTCGCTGTGGACTACTAGTACCAATACCCACGTTACCGCCATCCTTCAAGAATAATTGGTAATAATCATCTGAGCTTCCTCTAAGTTCAAGATTCCCTGTGGTGGAAGTAATTAAGGCACTGTTATTACTATTACTGTTGGTAATTATGGTCTTATTGCTTGTCAGTTGCTCCGCAGACGCATCCCAGAAGAACTTAGCGGTTGTGCCTGTGTCCTCGTAGAAGGATATGTCGCCGTTTTCCGCAATCTGCATCCGTGATTTGCCATTGCGTTTCCAGATGTGCTTATTAACCCCTGCGCCAGCACCTGCATAAATCACATCGTTATTACTGTCAAACTGTAGTAGATTACGCGCATTACCTCCCGTGTCCTCAAACGAGATTATATCGCCATTGCCTAGCGCCAAACCATCAGCAGTAACCGTGCC